CTCCGGCAGTCTTTTAACTACCTCAGCGCTAAACTCGTCAGGTACCAAGTACCCGCCACCCGCATCAGAAGCCTCACTCATTGCCTTCTGAACCACCGGGTCGTGAATGCCCTGACCAAGAATTACAGCCCTGAGCATCTTCTCGGTTCGAGTCTGCTTGTCGCCAACGCTCGCCTTGTCGGCATCCTCGATTCCGGGAAATACCCCGTATCGCTTGTCAACTTCGGTTAGTTTAAGCGCAGCGATTGAGTCGGAAATCTTCTTTCCTATAAACTCATCAAACTGCTCCATTGTCATTTTCATTATTCACTCCTATCGTAATCAGTTATCTTTAGTTAACACTCCCCCGTAGTCGCCTGATTACGCCAGTGACGGTGTCTTGGATATGCTTACCAAGTTCATCACCTGTAACCTCCAGCTCTATCTCATCATCTGAAGCATCCGAGCCTTCCTCTTGCTCCTCCGATGTTATATCTTCAATCTCAATTACTTCTTCATCTTCATCATAGCCGTCTGGTGTATCGTAACTCCCTGCGCCCCTTGTAATTTCCACATCAGCGCTATCCTCTTTGGACGTTGCATCAAGCAATTCCTGAAGGGCGTCAATCGACTTACGCATTGTGCTGATGGCGTCATTAATGAGCGTCCGGTTCTTGCTTGATAACACGCGGCCCTCTTTGAGAATCTCGTCAAGGTCATCCACATTCAATGCGCCGAGCGCCCTTTCTAATTCAGTCTTGCCAAGTTCGTAAATCTCGGAAGATTGCATTGGCAGGATTTCCCCCCACGGCAACACCACATCTACAGGATATGGCGCCCGCTCAAGCCAATAATCTTTTGTCTTTTCCACCATAGTCTCAAGGCGTGCATCGTCTTCGGCAATCTCTATTGTGCCATCCGATTGTTCGGCACCTTCCGTTGCTGCCGGTTCAAAGTTACCTTCATGGTCGGCACAGTGCCTCTCTGCCACATCCACATCCCAAACGTCCCTGTCGTAGCGATATGCCTGCTCAGTCATCTCATCTTCACCCTTGAGCTTCCCGGAAATGACTGAATACTCTTTACCCTCGTGTTCCCGTTTAGTTCTGCGGAAACTATCAGCTTCAAAATCATCGGGTTCTTTTAATCTACACGCATGCTCGTTGGGATATGGTTTTTCAACTGTCTTATCTGCGGAATCCTGTCCCGGTCCCGGACGTTCTTTACGTCTCATTTGCCCGCCACACTCGGGACACTTTAAGTCCTTACAATGTTCTTTGGACTCCATCGTATAACCGCAATCGATACACTCGCAATTAAATACTTCCTTTGTGGCGGTATCGTGGTTTATATCAACTTCGATATTATCTTCGCTTGTAGGGGCATCCTTGCTCATTTCTGGGGCTATTGCGTCGGTTTGTCCCACTGGTTCGGGATTAACCATTACCCCGTCTTTACCCATTTGCTTAACTGCCTCGGCAACTTCCTTATCCCGTTCCGTATCAGCTTGACTCATTTCCTCTATGCGTTTATCAAAGCCTTCCTCTGGTTTGGATAAGTCGGGTACATAATCCTTAAAGGATTTAATCAGGAGTTGCTCTGACATCTTACCCGACTTAATCATATCCGTTACCGCGTCAGGGTTCATTGGCACGGGCACGGCGGAATATTCCAGCAAGTCCCACTTGTTAAACCGATAACCATTTGGCATTCCCGATGGTCTTGGGTCTTCATCATCGTGCTTATCGTAAATCGCCTCAACCTCCACCGGCATAAAGCCTATGCTCCACGCATTAAGAAAGTGGTCTGCATAAAGCCCGTAAATCTCCTCTGCTAATTTCGTCTTGGCAAACTCCGTCTTACTCTTGAGTGCCGAATCTGTAATGCGTATCCATTGGCTTCTTGCTATGGGCGGGAGGTCGTACGAGTGCGCCCACAAGACGACGGGATTGCGTTTATAGTCATCAAGCAAAGCACCGCGCGGCTCTACAACATCACCAGCCCGGTCTTTCCTGACTGAACTAATCGTAACCACAAACGTCCTGTCTTCGGGGTTTATATCCTCATACGTTGCATCCCTAATCCCAACTCTAAACTGTCCACCTCGATATATCCCCCGTTTTTGCGCCCATTGAACAACCTCTTTTGAAACGTCCATATTTAATCTCCTAATTCAGATAATTTCTGCAGTACACGCCTGCGCTGACCTCTAAAATATTTCCGTAATTCCAAAATGAAGTCGCGCAATAACTCGCGCTTTGATTTCTTGATTTGTATATAAACGGCTTGTTTAGCCTGCTTGCTTCTTTCTATATAGCCTGTCGAATCACATCTACAATTACACACGTTTTTCGATGAACCTGCGGGGTCGCAAGGATATTGCAAATCCTCACCCCCCACGCTAAAGGCTTCATCATTCTTGACTATCTGCCCGTCAACTTCTCTATGCCAGTCACGTGTCTTATCGTCAAGCGTAGAAATCCACGTCTTTTTCTCTATACCTTCGTCATCTCTTAGAACCTGACCGCCGCCATTGTAGGCACTTCCCGATTCCGTTCTTGCAATTCTATCGGCTCGGTATCGTTCGGCAAAGTCATAAACTTGATTAACCCTGTCGGATAATTCCTTAATCGACTCGCCAGCGGCAATACCTTCGGAAAGGGTTTTTTTTAACATCTTAATTCCCGTCTCGTAAGCAGAACCCACCCAGTAGTCAAATCCCTTCTTCTTTAGCCACCTTACCACTTCGGGATTGGATAGATTAAAAGAGGCGCCACTAATACCCATTCGGCTTGCTTCTTCCAAGAACCCCTTCTTGAGTCCGCGCTTTAAATGTCGCTGTCCCGTAGTAGTTAAGAGTTCCGTCTCATCATCTTTATCCAGTAACTCATCAAGTTTTTTAATGTCATCAGGAGTGAGTAACTTCCGTACGCGCTTTTGCTTTATCTCGGCAGGCTTGGCTGATTCCGTAATTTCAACCGGCTCGCTACCCAAAGGGAAAAGATAAAACGGGACTAATGGTTTATCGCCCCACGGCACGGGGGGCAGTCCAAGTTTATTTCTTAGTTCATTGGGTACCATCGAATAGTTACGCATTGCCAAATCCCAGTCGGCGCGATTCTGTTCTCTGTCCTCAATCGCCGGTGTATCAAAGGCACAGAATAAATCACCGTCAAACATTGAAACCAAGTCTTGATTGAGCTGCTGTTCCACTAACCGGAGCTTGGGGTAAATCGTGTATTTCGTTAGGATAATATCGCCCGCCTCTACCGTTGCCCTGTTAAGCCCGTCCGTAATTCCCACGCACGGAGCCGGTACGCCTAACGCAGCCAAGATATTATCTCTCGTGGCCCGACCGGAAAGGATATAATTCCTTTCCTACGGCGATAGTTGAATC